GAAAACTTAATACTTATGCCCCTGTGGTGAAATGGTAAACACAGTTGACTCAAAATCAACCGCCTACGGGTTTGTCGGTTCGAATCCGACTGGGGGCACTTGACTATCATCAGAGTTTCTTCTATGATAGTCTTGTTCAAGCGAGTGAGACTTGGTAGTCAGAGAGGTCTTATAAACCTTTTCCGCCAGATTAGCGGCTTTGAGGTGGTTCGAATCCACCCACTCGTACCTTGCTCGTTTAGCCATCTGGTGAAGGCAGCGTTCTCATAAAGCGCCGCAGGAGAGTTCGATCCTCTCAACGAGCACTTGACAATCTGAGATTTCTGCCTTATGATTGTCTTATAAATGGTTCTGTTGCTTATTGGTTAAAGCCTACACCTTATAAGTGTAAGAAGAGAGTTCAATTCTCTCCAGAACCACCTTGCCCGTGTAGTCCAGCGGAAGAGACAAACGACTTAAAATCGTTCCAGGGTCGGTTCGAATCCGACCACGGGTATTTGACAAAGACTTCTTTGTCAAAGATAATATAAATTATCTTATGGGCATCAAAGGTCCAAACTTTGAATAAGTCCCACCCCTCCCATGCCTCTCAACGATGCACAAACAGGGAGGACTCTTGCCTCAGTAACTCAGTGGACTAGAGTATCCGCCTTCTAAGCGGTTAGTCGTAGGTTCGAATCCTACCTGAGGCGCTAGACTTTTTAACAAAAAAGTCTTATAAATAAAAACACTTAGGTCGAAAACAATGTCTTTCCAAATGCCCACCAAACAGATTAGTAACCTTGATTGCCGCTATTGGCATATTGAGGGTACTCCCCTGTTTGCGGATATGGAAAGACATATGTAAGATGTAATCCATAAAAGCAAAGAGAAAGGGGAGAGAAACCAAAAGTTTCCTCCCCTTTTTTGTTGCTTGTGACAGTCTCCTAAGTGTCCACCAATCTCCCTCCAGAGTCCAAATGGTGGTATTCTTAAAGGGTGGTTGAGAGACCACCAGCACCTTGACAACTGAATATTTACCACATTATTTGGGTTTGTAGCATAGCGGCAAATGCATCTGGCTTTTAACCAGCGTACCGTGGGTTCGAGTCCCACCAAACCCATCGTGGGAGGATTTCCGAGTGGTTAAAGGAATCTGACTGTAAATCAGACGGCTCTGCCTTCGCAGGTTCGAATCCTGCTCCTCCCACCTTGACGATGTAACTCAGTGGTCTAGAGTGCTTCCCTGTCACGGAAGAAGTCGGGGGTTCAAATCCCCTCATCGTCGTTGCTACGCTGCCGATGGAGTATCCCTCCTTGGTGGTTGTAGCAAATAAGTTCCTGTCGTCTAATGGTTAGGACGCTGCCCTTTCAAGGCGGAAACGAGGGTTCAAATCCCTTCAGGAATACCAACCAGATGTAGCTCAGTTTGGTAGAGCCCTCCGTTTGGGGCGGAGTTGTCGGAGGTTCAAATCCTTTCATCTGGACTTGGAAACATAGCTTAGTTGGTAAAGCATTCGACTGATAATCGAAAGAGCACTGGTTCGAGTCCAGTTGTTTCCACTTGGAAGTGTGGCAGAGCGGCTTAATGCAGCGGTTTGCTAAACCGTCGATGTCTTTAGGGACATCCGTTGGTTCAAATCCAACCACTTCCGCCTCGGCAGTGTAGTTCAGTGGTAGAACAAGAGATTCATACCCTCTATGTCGGTAGTTCAATTCTACCCACTGCCTTGTGTCGTTAGCCTAGTGGTTAAGGCATCTGTTTGTGGAACAGAGGAGATGAGTTCAATTCTCATACGACACCCCGCCCTTATAGCTCAGTGGTAGAGCAACTCACTAGTAATGAGTAGGTCGTTGGTTCAAATCCGACTGAGGGCTCTCAACTATCTGGAATTTCCAGATAGTTCAAAATGTCTAGGTGGCAGAGTGGTCGAATGCGAGAGTCTGCAAAACTCTTATCGCCGTGGGTTCGAATCCCACCCTAGACTCTTAATCCCGTCGAATTCCACGGGATTACATACTCCAGAATCGACTAACTGGCAGGTCAGCACCCTTTGAAGGTGTACGTCTAGGTTCGAATCCTAGTTCTGGAACCAAGCAGGATTGGTGTAATTGGTAGCACGAGAGTCTCCAAAACTTTTAGTAGAGGTTCAAGTCCTCTATCCTGTGCTTGTCCTCTTAACTCAGTGGACTAGAGTGCTTGGCTACGAACCAAGAAGTCGCAAGTTCAAATCTTGCAGAGGACGCTTGACAAATTCTTCGGAGTTTGTTACTATATAAAAGGATAGAGGTTAAGTCACTGTTACATCCTTATGAGGTGTATCACACTTAATCCATCATCGTGGGGAAGTGTAACGGTTGCACAGAAGTCTCATAAGCTTCAGGTAGGTGGTTCAACTCCACCCCCCGCCTCCATTTGTCGTTGTGGCGGAATTGGTATACGCGCTGGGTTTAGGTTCCAGTGGAGCAATCCATGAAGGTTCAAGTCCTTTCAACGACACTTGACAATCAAACTTAAATAGTTTATGATTGTCTTATGCGGAATTAGTTCAGTGGTAGAACGCCATCCTTCCAAGTTGGATGTCACCGGTTCGAATCCGGTATTCCGCTCTGAACCTACAAGGTTCTTTATTGCCTTATAGCTCAATTGGCAGAGCACGGAGCTGTTAACTCTGGGGTTCTTGGTTCGAGTCCAAGTGGGGCAGTTGATAGGGTTGGAAATGTCCGATTCTATCATAAGAGTCGGGATCATCATATCCGACTCACTAAATCCTAAGTTTTCTTAGGTCGGGGACTTGATCACCCCCGTTCGTTGCGGAGAGTGTCTTCCGCGAGTGGTGGGCACTCACTACTCATCAAGGGCGATTAACTCAGCGGTAGAGTGACCTCCTTACAAGTGGTAAGTCACTGGTTCGATTCCAGTATCGCCCATTCGTATAAATACTCAAAAAAAGAGTAAGATGGAAACACTATATAAATTACTTTCTGATACTCAGGCAAGTCTTTTTGTTCTGTTTCAAAAGACTTGGGTATATCATTGGAACGTTGTAGGTGATGATTTTAAACAATTTCATGATCTATTTGGAGAGCAGTATGAGGCAATGTTTGGTGAGATTGACAGAATCACCGAACATATGAGATACTTAAACGTAAAACCTGTACCTACTCTTTCTAGAATTACTGAAGTTTCTCATATTTCAGAAGCAAATAGTGGACTAGATACTATGGGTATGGTACGTGATTTGTTAGAAGGAAATCAAAAAATTGTGGAACTTCTAACTCAAGTGTCTGAAGAGGCAGAAACTCAAAAATCAAAAGGAACAATTAACCTTGTCGATGACTTGAATGAAGCACATGGTAAATTTATTTGGATGTTAAGATCATTCACCCAATGAATAGGATAAAGAATAATGATTTCAATAAGATGTAAAGATTGCAATAAAGAATTAGTGGGACATCCGACAAAAACTATAACTTGTGGATGTTCAAATATGGCAACGATTCGTGGGGATAAAATTTCAGCACTTGACTTGTCTCGTGTTGTTATGTTAAACTCCTTAAAAGAAAATCAAAATAAAGGTGTGCTGACTTCTCAAGATATTGCTTGGCAAGAAGCACGTCGTCAACGTAAAGTAAGACGACTTGATTTCGAAGTCCGTTAAGGACTTAATTGGAAAGGTGTCCGAGTGGTTTAAGGAACTTGTCTTGAAAACAAGCGTGTTAGTAGCACCGTGGGTTCGAATCCCACCCTTTCCGTTACAATAGATACTAATTTAATAATTTATTTATTTTTCTGTATAGTAGTGTTACAAAATCCTGACATTTTATTGACTTTAGAATGTTAGTGATTAGTATATAGTAGTATTACGCTTTAAATAAATGGATCAACACACCTATAATAATTGGGTGAAGATCAAAGAAACCTTTGAAACTTCTGGTAATATTGACAATATGTTCTATAAAAGAGCAGTTGAAATAGTTAAAACTAGAAGAGATCCTTTGGCAAAGTTTCTTGGAGATGAAAAGTGATGGACCCTCATGATGAATTTGTTAGTCGCTCTGAAGTTCAGGAGATGATTGATGCTGCTATACGAAGGCACAATCGGAATGCTTCCATTATTTCTATGTGTGTTGGTTGGGTTGTTCTTGCTTTATTTGCTGAGGGACTTCTAAGACTTGTTGGCGTTATTCCTCCAATATTCCCATGGCTAGATATTACCCTGAAATAATCGGAATAGTACTGCTATTGCTATTCGCTGCAACTATGTTCTATCAAGGAACATGTATTATAAGGGGACAGCGAGGTTATTCTCTTAGAGATTATTTGAAACAGGACAGTGAAAAAATGCGTAAAAGAATAGAAGAGTTATTGAAAGACAAATGACATATTACAATTTTATAACATATGAAGTTTTGCTACTAATCATGGCACTTGGAGTTATAAATCATTTTAAAGCAAAAAAATTTAATCTTGTTTTGAGTATTGCTTCTACATTACTGACTATCTTTTTATGTACGATTGCATTTTGGTGGATGGTGGATACTGTAGTCTATTTGAAATGGGAAGTATTAAAATCACCATTACTTCAAGGTAAAATATCAACATCAGAGTTACCAATTACTTAAATGTTTTTTTTAACAGAAGAAGATTTAAAGGAATTACAAGAAAGAGTTTTCCAATTAAAAATGGATGAATTATTTGAAGAACCATCTACATACGAGGATGAAGATGACGACGGAAGATTGGATTATATTCATTGAATTTTTTTCACACATGTTATATTTGTTTATAGCATTTATGTGTGGAGTGATTATAGGTTATATTGTTGGGTTTAGAAACGGAGGAATGTAATGTTTAATTTAACTTTTTCCACAATTTGTATTTTTAGTCTAATAATAGTTTTTATAAATTGGGGACTTCATAATGCATATCCACAATAAACAAAGATATAATTTTGCTATGTCTGCTTTTGTAAGAATGTATGGATACTCTGTAGTACATAATCATGATATTAAACAGTTTTGTATTGAGTGGTCTAGATGTAAAGCGAATTCTCCACTATCAGGACTTGACGAAGTGGATCAATACATGTACTATGAATACAAGCACTGGAGGGGGAGATGATTTTTCACATCGTAGAATCACTTGCTTCAAATCAATTCTTTCTTTTTCTATGTGGAATGGGGTTGACAGTCGTTCCCTTTGCTGGTATTATGTTTATACATAGGGATAAGTAACGGGGTGTAAGTCAGCGGTAGACGGCTTGCTTTGGGAGCAAGAAGACACTGGTTCGATCCCAGTCACCCCGACTCATAAAATACTTTATGAAAATGAATCAAGAACTTAACGAAATTCAGGAATTTACAATTGAAGAGTTTCAATCTGATTTTGATACTCTAATGAATAGAGTTGAGAATGGAGAATCTTTCATTATTACAAGTGATAATGGAAATGCAGTAATAGTTCCATACAAAGAAGTTATTAGTATATGTGAAGACTCTAATGTGGATTTTGATGAGATACTTAGAATCCATACAAATCATGAGGAAGGTTCTTGAGACACTACTAAAACCGTCCACTTGACTTTCTCTCACTGAAACTTTATAATACTAAAGTCAACATTCAAAACAATGACTCTTACTTCTAAATTCAAAAAAGATCTTCAAACACTTCGTGGTGCTTCAAATGGTGAATTTTATCTTGATGTAAAGAATCCAAAACTTTATAAAAAAGTTCGTCGTTACTATGAAAATGAAGGTGTAGTATTCTCTGGTGATCCTTTGGATGATTATGAAATGCTTATGGAATATGTTTATAATGATCTTGAATCTGTTGAAGTTGCATGACAAAAGTTCTTTTGGAGCGTGAAGGATACCGTTTCGTTGAGTCTGGTATTCTTGAAATAAACGGTAAACCAGATTATCGAATGCAAAAGAAAAATGAATACACTAAACGGTGGAACGACATTTATCTATTTGATAATGGTTTGCAATGTACTACTGCTATGGAAGACATTGAGTATGCAAAATGGTTAGATCCAGATAGAGTTCCTTGTTATGTAAAGGATGAAGAAGACACGGATTGTCTATAACAGAACTGGTGGAGTCAAATGACCCTTTGTGTCCTCGTCGGATTGGACATTAAATATGCCGACTGGTGTGGATGGGGAAACCCCGCCTGGTTTCCAATTTCCAGTTAAAGAATTGGTGGCGTGCATGAAAGACCTAATAGGAGAGTTGCATAAACTCTCCTATTTTGGTATAATAAAATAAAAATACCTTATGGTGATGAAAATCGGTTTTAATTGCAGTTCATTTGACCTTTTCCACGCAGGGCACGTTACAATGCTCAGAATGGAAAAAGAACTTTGTGATTATTTAAAAGTCGCACTTCAAGTAGATCCTACAATAGATCGCCCAGGAATTAAAAATAAACCAGTACAGTCTATCTATGAGAGATATGTTCAACTACAGGGATGTAAGTACGTGGATGAGATTTTGGTCTATGAGACCGAGGCAGACTTGCTGAATTTAATTCAAACTCAAACCTTTCATATTAGGTTTCTAAGCGAAGAATATATGAACGTTGAAGTAACTGGAAAACAATATTGTGTAGATAATGGTATTGAAATTTATTATCACCTAAGAAGACATCAATATTCCTCATCAGAAATAAGAAATCGTGTTTATCTTTTAGAGAAAGAAAGGGTGGAATGTAAAGAAATACTTGAAATTTCCCGTCAATATTCACCAGAACTTTTAGAAAAATACTCTATTAAGAACAAAAAATGACTATTTTTAGTAACAGAAGGAAATTTGATTTATTTTCTAATTTAACTATATGAAAACTGCATTAATTACTGGTATCACGGGGCAGGATGGGTCCTATCTTGCCGAACTTCTTCTTGAGAAAGGATATGAAGTTCATGGAATTATTCGTAGATCTTCTATGATCAACACTGATCGTATCGATCACATTTATCCACAACTTAAACTTCATTATGGGGATCTGACTGATTCTACAAATCTTGTAAGAGTTATTCAGCAAGTTCAACCAGATGAAATATATAATCTTGGTGCTCAAAGTCATGTAAAAGTTTCTTTTGAGATGCCAGAATACACTGGTATGGTTGATGGTTTAGGAACACTTCGTATTCTTGAAGCAGTTCGTCTTTTGGGAATGGAGAAAAAAACAAGAATATATCAAGCATCTACATCTGAAATGTTTGGTAAGGTTCAGGAAATTCCTCAGTCTGAAACCACACCATTTTATCCTCGTTCACCTTATGGAGTTGCAAAAGTTTATGGATACTGGATCGTCAAAAACTACAGAGAGTCTTACGGATTACATGCAAGTTCTGGAATTCTTTTCAATCACGAATCCCCTAGAAGAGGAGAAACTTTTGTCACAAGAAAAATCACTAGAGGATTATCATCTATTTCAACTGGGAAACAAGATGTACTATATCTCGGGAATCTAAACGCAAAACGTGACTGGGGACACGCTAAGGACTTCGTAGAAGCGATGTGGTTGATGCTTCAACAAGATGAACCTGATGATTATGTGATTGCCACAGGTGAGCAGTATTCGGTGCGTGAGTTTGTTGAGGAAGCAGCACCATACTTTGGAATGAAAATTGCCTGGGAAGGTGAAGGACTGGATGAAGTTGGTATTGATAAACTTAC